GCTGATCGTGAAATGCCACGCTTCTGGCATAACCACGCTGAGAGCAGAATACTTGTTCTTTCCAAGTATCTCTAGCATTTGTATTTGCTACAGCAGCGCTGAATGTTCCCACAACTTCTGTTGTAGAGGTAAAGCCAGTAATGGATATATGAACAACAGTTCCAGCAGAGTCGGCATACTCAATCTTGTCGCCTACATCATTTGCACTGAAAACTGCTGAATTTGCAGTAAATGTCTGTGAATGAGTATTAGTATTCTGGGGCGTAATGGTTATTGATGGAGACGAGAACCTAAAATAGGGCTGAAAAGTTTTTCCATCTGCTGAGTCAAAAGCGTAATCAACACGGGCAAATGTATCTACCGCTGTCCTGGTAATCTTCTGCATTGCCATATCTGGATGAACGACAATCATCGTATCTCCAGACTGAGACACCTTCAGCTTACTAATCATCGCTGTAGTCCAAGGACAGGATGTAATGGTCTGAACAATTGTTGTTGGGCTTAAGGCGTCAACTACTTCTAACTTTGTGTTAGAAAATAGAAGAATGTAGGCTTCATCCTCATCATAGATGTAGGGTTCTACCTGATAAGCTGTGTTTGTAATTGTCTGTAGATACCGAAGGCCACCTCTACGACGAATACCACCTTGCGAAAGAATACGGTAGTTCTCAAGATCCTTTACACCATTTTTATAAGCGTTGGAGTCCACTCTCGATGTAAAGAGTGGGGTTAGCTCTCCAGATGTAAAGTTAGTGTAGAAGTCTCTGAGCAGAGCCATTTAATTATGTGCCTTCTATTTCTTGAAAGATTCCATTTCCAAGTCTGGCACGATGGAATCTGCTCAATCGTAGACCTTGTGTTGTTACCTGCTGGCTATCCCTTGCCTTTGCACGACGGAACTGTGCGTCAGCAAGTGTAGTGTATGAGCTTGCAACATCTGCTTTGCGTGTCACTGACAAAGCCAAAATGGATGCAAGTCTGAATATCGTCCACATGGTAAATGTCGGAGGCCAATACTGTGTCTCAGGCCTGAATACATAGTTAAGAACAACTGTGTCTTCTGCCTGTGCATTGATGTAAACATAACGCTCATAGATATCATAACGCTGTGGCACATCATCGATAGTGACAGTTATGACCTGTAGGGTATCTGGATTAGTCGGAAGCGCATAAGCAGCATCCCATCGATCAACTGGAACATCAGTCAACCTAGCAAGCGTCTGCTGTCCTGTAGCAAAATTCCAGTTATGTTGGCTTAAACAGTCAGCAACGACATCTTCATAGATTGTGTTGGCAACAAGAGCTTCATCAGTAGCATCCGTAAATGAAGTTAATGGCTCCAAACCGATCAGAACCATTGCCTTCTGTGCTACTTCTATATCGGTAGATGGAGTTGTTGGCATTTATTAGCGCCCCATGTTTCTCGGAGACTTCTTCTTATTTAGACATTTCCCTGCTGTACGACACTTTGCCTTTGTTGGGCATGTCGGGCAGTTTTTAAATCCTGCGTGCATCAAGACCCCCTTTTCTTAGAAGCCAAGATCTTTTCCTGAAGCTCTTTAGGAAGAGTTTTTTGTTTTGCAGTAAGCGTGGAATTGCCCATTGTCTTACCAGTTTTTTTCTTGCTCTTGCCTTTGTTGTACATCAGTAGCCACCACCCTTGCGTGGCTTAGGCTTCTTAACTGACTTTTTCATTAACTTGCCTTTTTTCCAAGAGTTGCATTCTTACCAAGAGTAACTGTGCCATTGCGACGGTTGAGAGTCTTGGCAGATGAGGAAGGGGCAGCTTTCGCTGCCGCCTTCTTTTTTGCTGGAGCCTTAGCCATTAACGACTATCCGTTGTCATGCTCACGATATCGCCGGTATCGACGGTACCGCCAGAATTAGAAACAACGGTTGCAATGCCAAAGCCATTTGAGGCGTTAACAAAGATAACGTCGCCAACATTGATCTCACTGGCCTTACTATTAAAGTAGCCAGCAGTATCAATAGTATTCAGAGCATCTCCACTGGATGTGTAATGCCAGATATGGAATCCATTGCCTGAATAGTTGACCAAGGTGAAGTTTGCGTCTGTATAAGCCATCTCAACTTCTCCTTATTTCTTCAGCTCAAGTTCGAAACAACCTTCAGCATCGATCAAGGTTGCGTTCATTTGCATCTTGTTCAGAACAAAGTACGCATCCTTATCGTTATGATACTGCATGTTGGACGAAACATCAGCCCCGATTGCATGACCAATGGAGCCGCTGTGCCATGCAAAACACTTACGATGTGTTGTGCCAGCAGCATCAGATCCGTTTGTCTCATCAAGACCAGAGAATGGGAACCACATGAAGCCAAGCCATTCCTTGGCAGTCATAGCGTTATTGAAAGGAAGGTCAGCCTCGCCAACATAGTTAGTGCGAGAAAACTCATCCAGATCAAGAAGCTGTGACCATTGCTCCCAGCCAACAGCAACGTAACGCTGACCATCGTCAGGAACATTGTTGTTACCAAAAAGCTCCATCAAGCCAAACGCCCAAGCAAGAGTAACGCCGTTGCTTGTTTCATTATGGTTTGAGCTTGTGGCATCCATAGCAGCCAGAATCAAATCATCGGTCTTACGGCCAAGTGCATATGCACCAGACTGCTGAGCGACAAGCATCTCATCATGGTTGATACGGAGCTGGTCAAGATCATCTACCCACTCACCAGCAAAGTAATCCTCAAGGGTTACGCTGACGTTAGTGTGGGCAAGATTCATAGGTGCGACATTACCATGCCGCGCTTTGGTTGTAGCAAAGCCCTTACCGATCTTTTGGAACGTGGTCTTATTCTTGACCCCATTCGCAGTACGAATGGTGTTCCGGAGTTTGGATCCCATGCGCTGGTACGCCATGTGAACGCCAGACTCAAACTCCTCGATAAAGGAAGTGCTAATGGTAGGTGTAGCCATTATACCCTCCTCAGGGTTGGTCGAGTTAAAACAAGTTCGATTCTAGTCTGGTTATCCATCAGCGCAGGGTCCGGAGATTATCCATTGCGTTAGGGCCGTCTAGTACAAACAACATGTCACACTATTTTCAGCTTGTTAATTCACATTAACGGTTTCGCTTTGAATAGTGATCGAATCCTGCACGAACCTTAGCAATAAATGAAGGATCCTTTTCTTTCCAATATTTAGGATCGTTCTGCATTGATCTAAGATCATCCAAGGATATAACTTCCTGAAACTCTGTCTCAGAAACCATATTAAACTGAGGCTGACCATTCAGCTCCATCAGTTCTTCAAACAATTGAACCATGTTAGATGAAGCAGGAATGTTTGCAAAAACATTGTACGCTTCTTCAGTCAGGCTTGTTCTTGCCCAACCATCTACACGGGTAAGCCTATCTTCTGCATACTCACCAAGAGCTTCAGCTTCCACGCTCCAGTCTGGTCCACGCTGAATATCAGCCTGTGCATACTCATTAATTAGACCATCAAACTCATCTTGTGAGAGGCCATACTCATGAGCCTTTCCCTTAAACCACCCAAGAAGAGGGTCATCTTCATCAACTGTGTATTCAAGACCTTCTGGTGCAGCAAAATTAACATCGTAATCTGCTGGACTGGCAGGAGCATCTTTCATTGCTTCCTGATTAATCTCATCAATGACTTGCTCACGCATATCATCTTTACGCTGATAAAACCCACGCTCCAGCTCGCTATAGCTTTTCGCTAGTTCTTCTGGGCTTTTAAACTTTTCTGGAAGCCAATCTGGTCTATCTGTAAATGATTCCTCAGGTTGCTCCTGCATATCTGCCTGAACCTGTGACTGTTCTTCAACCTCTGCGGTTTCTTGTAGTTCCTCACTCATTTAGCAATCCCACTTCCTTAGTGCTTTGTTAATACGACTATTAGGATCATTCCTTGTCTTAGCTGATGTCAGCTTCTTTTTCATGCCTTTCATTCTGGCACAAAAAGACTTACGCCTTGCTGCCGCCTTTGGGCTTTTCTTGGCCTGTTCTTTTGAAACTGGGCGTTTGATATTTTTCCCCTGCCTTCGCAGCGAACGCCTTCCAGCTTCGTTCAGGCCTCCCTCTGGGTTTTGTCCCGCTTTCTTTTGCCATGTGTCTGCCATCACTCCCCAACCTTTTTCATGGCATCTTTATGAGCTTGAGTAAAACTTGATCCACCCATCATTCTCTTAGTCATAAAATCCATATGTTTTTTTGTATGATGCTTGGAATGCTTCTTCATAGTGGCTTTTTGCCTGTCAGTAAGTTTTTTCTTTTTATCTGCCATTACGTCCTCGCATATGTTGGCTTCTTGCCACCACCAGAAGGGTTGGTTGCTTTTTTCCTTCTGGTTGCACTTTTCTTCTCAGAAGAAGACATACTTGCGGCTTTTGATGAAGGAACACACTTCGGATAGCCCCTGCCATCGCCCATCTTGCGACCGCAGGCAGGATGCTTGCCATCTTTTTTTGTGGATATATCTACCCACTTTTCATCAAACCACTTGGTAAGGCTCATGTATACTTGCCGCCCATCTTCTTATACTGCTGAACCAACTGGCCGCTTGCATATGCGCTAGGCCACTTCTTCACACGCTTTTTCACAATAGCTTTGGCTCTTGCATAAAGACTGGGGTTTGCTGGCTTAGCCATCTCCTTGCTTCCTTCCTTTTTCGCAACGTGCCTTCATAATTGCAACAACCCACCTTGCTCCCTCTGCGTGGGCTAATACTTCGATATTTGTTCCTGCAGGATGGATACTCTGCGTTGTGATGCTCTCAAGGTACTGTAGGAAATCCCTACCAACGCCTGTACCAAACAAAGCATAGGCCTTAGAATTAAGGTCAGCTTCAACGTCACCAGTATATCCACGACCATCAACTGAAATCGTTCCACGCTGTTTGCTCACTATTGTCCCATTCCACCTTGTTGAGCTTGCATAAGCTGCTGAAGTGTTTCTACGTTACCCTGAACCTGTTGTGGGTCCGCAAGCAACTCTTCCATAATTCCAAACTTCTGAGCAAGGTATTTAACAACCTTCTCTTGGTTATAAAGAACCGGCGTAATCTCAGGGCCAAAGGTGGAGGCGACAGTCTGCTGAAACCGTACAAAATCAGAGACGTCTTGCTGGTCCTGCGCCCTCAGCAAGGGAGAAACTGGGACGATGCGGAGTTCGCGGCCATCCACCTTTGGTATGTCTAAGAGGCCTTGCTTCTTATAGATATAGACAATCCTCTCTACGAGAGGCTGGAGAAACTCCTTC